TTTTGAGAAAGTAGAGGAAGAGCATGGCAATTAAACCGATTTTATTCAATACCGAGATGGTACGGGCAATTCTGGACGGAAGAAAGAGTTGCACACGCAGACTTGTAAAGCCGGAACCGCAAGGATATTTTGAAGTAAGTGAAGAACCACTGTATGTATATGATACAGACGGAAATCAAGGCAAAATTACACCACCATATCAGCCGGGTGATATCCTTTATGTTCGTGAAACATGGCATAAATACATTAAGCGCGTAGGAAAAGGAGAAAGCTGTCGCTTTGCAGAGTTTTACGGGTACAGGGCAAGCGTGGCAAATTCAGAAGATGCAGACGAGCCTTGGCGCCCGTCCATCCACATGCCGAAAGAAGCTGCACGTATTTGGCTTAAGGTTACGGATGTGAGGGTGGAGCGGTTGCAGGAGATTCCCGGCGAAGATTTGATAAAAGAGGGAATTGACCTTTTTCAGTCAAATTATGTAAGAGATGCTTTTGATGAATTTACAAATATATGGAACTCCACCATTAAGAAATCCGACCTTAACTGCTACGGTTGGGATGCGAATCCTTGGGTGTGGGTTATCGAATTTGAGCGGTGCAAAAAGCCGAAAGGAGAAAATTAGATGAACGATAGATATTTATTCAAAGTAAAAAGAGTTGACGATGGAGGTACGGTTAAATATGCAAAGGAGCACAGAGGATTTTGAGAGCAAAGAAGATATGTATAGTATGTGGAAAAGAGTTTGAGCCCCGGGTGAATAATCAGAAATGTTGTTCACCCGAGTGTTCGGACATTCAAAAAGTTAAAAGAGCCAAGGCTTCATATGAAAAGCACAAGCATCAGGCAAAGAAGAAAGAAAAGCCCAAGGCAAAAAAAGAAGACCTTGCAAAAGCCAACGAGGTAGCCCGGAACAGTGGCATGAGCTACGGGCAGTACATGGCGGAGAAGTACAGAGCTGAACAGCTCGAGACGATAGGAGAGAGGAAAGTGAAGAAAAAAGAAAACATGTTTGCAGGCAGGCTTGAGCTTGCGCTGAAAGAAAAGGACATCACTCAAAAAGAGCTTGCCATAAAGATTGATGTAACACCACAGACGATTAATGATTATGTTGTTGGCAGAAGAGAGCCGAACACGAGAACTAAATTAGCAATAGCTCAGGCACTGGGAGTTGGTATAGGCTATCTGCTAGGCAGAGACAGTGTAGGAGCGGATGAGCTCTTATTAATGATTGACGACAAGGAGAACAACTTGAGCACACCAATAGAAAGACGACTGATCTACCACACAGCCAAGGTAGTGCTGCAGGAGCTGATCCTGACTTACAAGGAGGCACAATGACCAAAGAAAGACTATCTCAACTCTACTACATCACCAAGGAACTGAGGATGTGGGAGGACGAATTAGAAGGACTGAGCACCCGGGCAAGACACCCGATTGATACACCAAGGCAGAAAGTAACATCTGATACCACCGGCAGTGTAGCCACAAGGCGAACCAACCTCGAACACATGATAGCTCACAAGCGGGCAGATCTCGAAAAGGAAAAGAGTGAGCTGACCGCTTACATAGTCGGAATTGAGGACTCGTATATCAGGCAGATAATGTATATGAGACACGTTAAGATGTACACATGGCACAAGATAGCTGCTGAGCTGAACGGAACACCTGACCAAGTGAGAAAAGCCCACGATAGATTTTTAAAAAGGAGAAATGATGATTAAAGGAATAGGGCGTATATATCAAGATATAGTTTAAATAGTCCGCTCAGTCCGTATTTAATACAATATAATGTAAAATATAGGAACCACCCGAAAGGGTGGTTTTTTAGTGCGCAAAAATAGGTGAAGAAAATTGTATAGAGACATAAGAAATTACGAGAATGTAACAAAAATGAATATACAAGGTGTTGGGATGTACGACATACCGGCAATAGCACCGGCAGAGTACCAGGAGGCAGAGCTGATAAGCTTCAACTATGCCAAGTCATGCAAGAACCCGGCTAATAAGGCAGTACATTTCTTTGTTGATGATTATCAATTCAACAGAGTTTGGAACTGCGCTGATGACTATATATCAATGCTTAGAAAGTTCAAGTATGTATGTACGCCCGACTTTAGTCTGTACACAGACCACCCTAGAGCCATTCAGATTTATAACCACTATAGAAAACATTGGTGTGGTGCTTATTGGCAGGCTCACGGCATCAGAGTAGTGCCAACAATTGGATGGAGTGACGAGGCTAGCTTTGCATGGTGCTTTGACGGAGAGCCAACAGACAGCGTAGTGGCGGTCAGTTCTGTAGGAACACAGAATAGCGAGTACAGCAAGGAACTATTCCTTGCCGGATATAGAGAAATGATGAAGAGATTGACCCCGACACACATTATCTTTTATGGCAAGGCGCCAAAGGAATGCGAGGGAAACATAATCAGAGTTGAGAGCTTGTCAGAGAAGCTCAAAAAGCGAGGTACGTTGAATGAGGTATAGAGCACAGATTTTTGGAGGACGCGGAGGCGGTTCCGGTCGTGGTGGCGGTGGATGGTCTGATAGTGAAGTAGGAGCTACACCAGCTAAATTCATGTACAACGGCGCTAAAAGAAAGACCGGTGGCGAAGATGGCTATGTCAAAAATTCAAAGTATGAAAATGGACTGCATGATATAGATGGTGGCAAGACCACAGCGGAACAGTTTGCCAACCAGTTTAAGACACGTGAAGAACTTGACAAGGTACACAATTACCTTGTTGATAAAAACGCAAGCGTCAATGCAAAGATTAGACAGCTCAAGAGTGCTGATGAATTGAGGAAGAACCCGAAGCTATACCATGAAGCGAAAGCCACGCGAGAGGCAAGCAACGCAGTCAATGACCGTAGAAGCAAGGTAGCACCTGTAAAGGCAGAAAAGACAGTAAGAAAGGCTGACGATGAGTATACCTCATCAAGAACCTCAACATACGATAGATGGTACAAGCGGAATCGTGATAATTTCGCAGCATATTATTTTGGAAGCAAAGGAAAGAAATAAGAATGAATCTACAGTTTTTCGGTGGCAGAGGTGGAGGAAGTGGCAGAGGAAAAAGCTCAGGCTCAAGCGATGGCGGGGAACTGGGCGGAACAGTTGCTATACACAGGCAGATGGAACCCGATGAGCATAACAGAGCCACAGTTGAGAGATATTACATGACGGGCAACCGTAATGTATTAACCAGCTGGGACGAGGACGGCAATGAACTTGACCATGAGATAACTATACAGGAACCAGTGAGACTAACGTTCAAGACGCGAGCAGAGGCAGTAGCCTATGCCAAGAAGATGAAATATAAATACATGAATCTATGAGGTAGCATATGAGAATGAATTTACAGTACCACGGCGGTCGTGGCGGTGGAAGCAGCAGGGGAGGCGGTAGCCCTGCAGGTGTAAGTTTCACCGATTCAAAGACCGGTAAAGAATACAATTACTATTTCTACAAAGGCGAGGACGGTACGAATTACTACAGTACAAGCATAGGCGGACTGCCTAAGCCAACTCCAAACAACATGAGCCATGAAGAAATGGTGGAGCGCCTTAAACAGAATACAGGAAATGTCAAAAGTATTAGCAAGGCGGAAAAAGCCAAAGCGGAGAAAGCACACAAGGCGGAGAGAGCAGAAGCAGACAGACAGCTCAATAACGCTTATGCAAACGAAAAAGAATTCGTTAAAAGGTCGAGGGCTGTAAGAAAAGGATTGAGAGGCACGAAGAGAGGAATATAGAAAAGAGGTGAGCAGCGTTGAAGCTGACAGATAAACAAAAAATATTCTGCGATGAATACATAATAAGCCTTAACGCTACTCAGGCGGCAATCAAGGCAGGATATGCGGAGAAGACTGCGTATGCGATAGGCGCTGAGAACTTGAAAAAACCTAAGATTCAAAGCTATATCTCCGAACGGATGGAGCAGAAAGAAAGCTCATTGATAGCCACACAGGATGAAGTACTCCAATACCTGACATCGGTACTGAGGGGAGAGAGCCATACGACAGACACATTGTTGGTCGGAATGGGTGATGGCTATCAAGAGGTGCAGGAAGTAGAAAAGAAGCCAAGCGAGAAAGACCGGCTCAAGGCAGCAGAACTGCTCGGCAAGAGGTACGGACTGTACACAGATAAGATATCGGCTGATGTTGATATGTCACTTGATATATCAATTGATTACGGTGATGGCGATGAAGATTAAACTGCAAGCCAATAAGAGCTTTAAGAAAGTAGACAGATGCACCAAACGCTACATTGTCATGAAGGGCACTGCCGGAAGCGGTAAGAGCGTGGACACGGCGCAAAACTACATCCTGCGCCTGATGAATGACAAGGGCAGAAATCTCTTATGTGTGCGCAAGGTAGATGTTACCAACAGAGACTCGACCTTTGCTGAACTACAAAGCGCAGTCTTTAAGCTGTTTGGGGACAAGTACTCTAATTATTGGTATATCAACGAGTCGGCCATGAAGATGCGTTGCAAGTCTAATGGCAACGAGATTATTTTTCGAGGTGTAAAAGATGATAAGCAAAGAGAAAAGCTCAAGTCAATTTCATTCAAGAAGGGAAAGCTCACTGATGTCTGGATAGAGGAAGCCACAGAGCTGACACAAGCAGACTTTGAGATTATTGACGACCGACTCAGAGGAGAACTTCCACCCGGACTATTCTATCAGATCCGGCTGACGTTCAACCCTGTATCTGCTACCCATTGGATTAAGGCAGTATTTTTTGACCGGGTTGATGAGGATGTAATGACTCACTCGTCAACCTATCTCAATAATCGGTTCATTGATGCAGCGTACCACAAGCGAATGCTCAGGCGTAAGGAAGTAGACCCGGAAGGTTATCGAGTATACGGGCTTGGAGAGTGGGGAGAGACAGCAGGCCTCATTCTTCATAATTGGGAAGTCGAGGAAGTGTCACAGAACTATGAAGACTACGACGACGTAGCGGTAGGGCAGGACTTCGGTTTCAACCATGCTAATGCGGTGTATGTATATGGCTATCGCGATGGTGACATATATGTACTCAAGGGCTTGTATGGATATGAGAAGGATACAAGCGAGTGGATAGCCGAAGCGGATGAGATACCGAAAGACAAAGTAATGTGGTGTGACTCGGCAGAACCTGACCGCATCAAGACGTGGAAAACTGCAGGGTGGAGAGCCCGGCCAGTAAATAAGGAACCGAACAGCGTTAAGGCTCAGATAGACTGGATCAAGGGCAGACGGGTACACATACATCCTTCCTGCACGGACTTCATCAAGGAGATAGAACAGTGGAAATGGAAATACGACGACGTAAGGAACATGTACCTCGATGAGCCGGTACCATTTTTCGATGATGCGATGGCATCGATGAGATACGGCATTGAGGGTTGGCGAAAGCCAAAGGCTCACTTAAATACAGGACTGAAAGGCGGACTATAATGGCGGCACCAGACGTATACAGAATTGCAGACAACCAAATTATGGATAACTACATACTTCTCGTAGTAAATGACA